CTTGATTGTTTATAATAATATTATTTGGTTGATTGGCGTTTTGAGTAATAGTGCGCGATCTATCATCTACAGGTTCAGCAGGCTGCGGTCTTTCCATAAAAGACATCTCAGCATCCATGCTACGTCCTATTGCCGCACCCGTTCTATCTTGAGGTGAAAATCTTTGTATAATTTCCGGACTCACGGGGACTAGTCCTTGTCGAGTTCTAATACTAATAGGTACATTGTCACTGTTTAGAGTAGCTCCTAGAACATTAAATCTAGGGATATTCATTGCCGCACCTACTTCGTCAATTCTATCTTTCAACTCGCCTTGAACCCTACCTGGTCCTTGCATATCTACATTTCTGGTAGCTGATCGCGCAGCTGCTGCCTCATTTGCTGCAGCCCGTTCTTCAGTAGACTGTTGAGTACGCATGAAGTTCATTTCTTCATCCATACTCTGACCTATAGCGCGTTGAGCTCCAGCAGCTCGCTCGGTCTCACGTGCGCGCCTCTGTTCTAGATAATCAGCGACTTCTTGTGGTACTCTAGGATTTCCAGCATTAGAAGTAGCAGCTTCTCTAGTAGCTGCATCAAATAACGCATTTGCTCTTTCGCGTGCTGCTTTCTGCTCATCTGACTCACCAGACTCTGGCGCCTCTAGTAAATCTCTAGCGCTTTCTATTTGCTCAGTATTCATTTCATAACTGCCAGCTAGACCTCTAGCCGCGGCTTGACCTGGTGATCCACCAGGAGTAACACCCATATTCTCCCTTCCAGCTTGAGCTTGATTCAGCGCTTGCTGTTGTAACCTATCTCTTTCTTCAGGCGTCATATTAATAGCTCTTATGATCGCAGCACCAATTGCACCTAAAGCGCCAGCACCTATAATTGCAGCAAGAGCTGGTCCACTAAACAGCAACCTAGCACCTGTTAATAACGCTCTACCAGCTAGACCGGTAGGATTAAAAAGAGAAGAAATAGTACTAACAAGAGTTCTACCTAACAATGAACTGAGATTACCCACAGTTGTAAGTAAACCTTCAATTCCAGTTCTTAATGTTGCAAATACTCCTAATAAAGCACTACCAGCTGCGACTAGAGATTCAAAAATACTTGAATCTTTTTTTCCATCTTTCTTTTCCTCTTTAGCGGTTTTTTCATCACCATATGGTAGTAACTTTTCAATTCTAAGAACTGTATCTTTTACAATACCAATATCGCGTGATACGCGCATATTAGTATCTTTAACGTTGGATATATCTTTACTCATAGTAGATATATCTGCTTCTACTTTAGTATTAGTAGCTCTTCCGCGAAATAAGCCACCGCCAGCCCTTATAGTACCTGTCTGTTCTTCTTCGGGTACTAATGTATTATAGACTTGTCTTCTGGGAGCGTATCTAGCTGCATCAGCGTATATACCACTATTATAACCAAAAGCAGCACCTACAATGTTTCTCGCAGCAAAATTACCTAGAGCACGCGTACGCGACATAGTAGGAGTTTGTACTGTTTTATAACCAGTAGTAACAGCGCTTTGTGAAGTATCTTGACTTACCTCGGTTTCTTGAGGAGTAAACTCAGGTTCAAGTTTATCAACAACAGCCCCTATAATAGAATCAGGCATATACCTACCACCAACAGGTTTACCGTTTTTATCGTACAATCCGGTCTTACCAGGAAAGGTAGGTCTTTCTTTAGGTAGAGGAATCTTTATAGGGGAAGTTGTACTAGACATTATTGAGCTTCTTTTTTACTTTCCAAATAATTTAAAAGCATACCCATATAAATGTCACGTTCAAAAATAATAAGATCTTCTATTTCACTTATCGAATATTTATGATGCTGAGCCAAGGCAAAGATATTAGCATAATAATACTGTAATTCAGTATGACTCAGCATAATTAAAAAAAATCTTCTAACCGCGTCAATTCAATATTGACGTCCTCTTCCTTAGAGTTTTTATATGATGTAGTATACCTCATCGTAGGTAGAGCTTTAAAATAATCTTCTAATTTTTTAAAACTCTCGATTGATAGATCCTCAATAAACTCTTCTATTTCATTACTGGTATAGTCACTCGCTTTATATACTTGTTCATTATCAAAGATATACTCTATACTCTTAGATACTAGCTCGACGCCCACCTCTGCATTATCCATAGAATCAAGTTTAAGATCTTGCATCATACTTAAAGTAGGTATCTTCATCATGAGACCCATCGAATCTGAAAGCATAATTTTTGTATTAAAGTTATCAGGCACTGTAATCTTAATCTTATCAACATCTATAGTAACATCATGAGTTATTTTTCTGTCATACGTATCATAATATTTTAAATTAATCTCACTACTAATCGACTTTGCTCTTAGCATAACGAAAATATATTCAAACTCTACTAATGGTATTTCGAAAATATCAATCTTACTATCAATAATACAATTACTAATAACAGCAGCAAGATTATTAATTATATCGGGCAACTCTTTACTCTCTTTTGCAATAAGAAGCATTTTCTCCTCACGCACTAGCATAGGCCTGCACTTAATAGTTTTTTTAGACAGAGGAAGAAAGATAGTAAATATAGGTTGTTGTATCTTAGGTAGCATACTAATTTCACCTTTAAATATTAATGTTTATCCAGTGATATATCTCACCACCGAAGATGAGGTACGTACCGTATTTAATATATCAGCAATACCGGTAGGACGTCTCAATAAACTACTTAGTGTAGTGGCAGATGTACCGAATAATATAAGTGCATTTCCTAGAGATAGATTTCTGAGCGAGTTTCTATCAATAGTTGCAGGAGTTAGGTAATTTGAAGTCCATGATTTGTACGTAAAAGTAACGTCTAATATCGCGAGATCTGAACCTGCGCCCCATTTAAGATTTACATTGCCAATATTAGTTGGAAACGCTTCGTGTAATTTAACGTGAAGTACTCTAGCCGCGGCCGCGTCAAATACGTAGATATCTACTATAGTAGCGTATTCTTCCATATATGATACTTCACCATAAAATGCACCCTCCGATGTTTTTGGGCCGGTAGCATCAGGATCAAAATTTACAATTTTTTGAAACCACTTAGTAAAAAAATTGAGCGCTACACTTGTATTATCCATGTAAAAATTCATTACGACATCGTCAAACTTGGCACGAATAGGTCTTGACTGTGTTACACCATAACCAAAATGTGGTACTGATGCAGTGGAAATTCCCATTCCCGGTAATTGAGTACCCGAGCATAAGAAGGGTAATACTTTACCAAAATCACTTACAAACTTTAAATTATTATTATTACTTCTACTATTTCTAAGCCACTTAGGAGGAGTAACATAGACCATAAAATGAGAAGGATTAACAAAACCTGATAATTTCGAAGCTACTGAAATAAAATTATTAATATTAAATCCTTCAGTTGAGCGTGGATTAGTTCCATTAAAACTGTTAATAACACCACCAAGTTGCGTAATTAACGCGCCTGCGACAGCGGCTTTATTTCTATTATTAGTAGTACTGTTAAGAGTAGCTTGCGCGGCGCTAAAAATGCCCGCAACCGTTCCGGCACGTGTTAAGTTCTGCGCGGATAAAATATCAGAAATAGTTTGACCCATGGACTTCTCTAACTTATAATAAATTATTTATACTAGAACTTAATACCTAGTTCCTTTTCTGTAAGTATTAAAAATTTCCATTTCCTATCAAGGCAGTAATCATAAGCTGCTTTCCATTTAGCCTCATTTATAGAGTATGTTAATACTTCCGAAATAAATTGCTTTTTCTTTTTATTACCTTGAACTGGCACGTTTGTTTGATTGCTGGGTTTTATCTCAATCATCAATACCTCTACCACCCCTTCACTATTCTGCTTCTTTACAACAAAGTCTGGAAAGTAGCGATGTATTCTTTTATCAACCGGGCTAACGTAATTAACTGATATCTCTTCACTTGCCCAGCTTATAACATCTTTATGCTCATCTAAATATCTCATAAATTTAAACTCCCAAAGTGACCTATAAATAATGTTATTACTATCACCAAGATATTTTTGGGGATTTTTAGGTCTAAAAACGCCTTTATAAGAAGATGCCATGCGTAATATTACCAATGCTAGAACTTTAATGGATAGGGCTAGATCAACTTCCGGTCGCTCACTTAATATTTTAAAGTTTCCTCAAGATATAGAAGCTGTTCCACATAAGATGTTGATTAACGTAAGAAGCCGAAACCGTGCCGGTGCAGGTGAACTTACCACTACAGTAGGTAGCTCTATTCGTAGCGCTATAGCCCTACCAGTACCAGGAAAAATTATTGAGAAGTATAATGCTAACTATGATAATGTTGATTTAGGTGTTATTGGTAATGCAGTTGCAGATGCAATGTCAAATGTTAATCTTGGTGAAGGGCTAGGATCTGCAATCGGCAGTTTAGGCGCTGCAGCAGGAGCAGGTATTCGAAGCCTTACAGGTATTGAAAATGAAGAAGGAATAAGTGCTTTTACGACTGGCGCTAGAAACGTAGTAGGAGCTCTTGCGTACGGTGCAGCTATTAATATTACAAATAGAGTTGCGGGTTACTTGGGACAGAATACAAATGCCGCTCAAGCAATCGCTGCTGGTACAGGTATGATTTTTAACCCTCATCAAACAGCAGTATTCAAAGGTGTTAACTTAAGAACTATGACATACACCTGGACTCTTGCCCCTAAAACTGAGCAAGAGAGCTTAAATGTTGAGAAAATTGTTGATACACTACGATACGCAATGCTACCCTCCATTGCTAGGAATAGATTATTTTTAAACTTTCCCGATGAGGTAGAATATAAAATTTTAGGTTCACTACCTCAGTATGATATGCCAACTACCCCTTGCGTTATTACTGATATAGCGCTAGACAGGTCACCACAAGGTCCGTCGTTTTTTGCAAAAACTGGGGCACCTGTTCTATATGGCTTGACAATTACTCTTATGGAAATTAAGTCACTACTTAAGGAAGATTTTACTGACAGAAGGGGATCTTATGAAAATCCCACGCCTGTTGTAGATCTAGCAGCTGCAGTTAATGCAGCGGAGGCAGCTAATGAACCAGTCGTACCTGCCCCTAGCCCGGCCGCAGCTTTTCCAGGAGCAATAGATCCCACATCATTTGGACTATCAGGACCACCTTAATGGCTGTAGAATATTTTAATAACTTCCCCACAATTCAATATAAAAATAAAGAAGCGAAAAATATACTATTAAGGGTAGGAGTTAGAAACTCGACTCTTAAACCTAGTATAATTTTTATGCCCTTGACAGTGCAAGAGTATGAAAGACCTGATATTATTGCTAATGAGCTTTATGAGCAGAGTACATACGATTGGACAATAAGATTAATTAATAAGCAGATAGATCCGTATCACCACTGGTATCTTCCTACCGAACAACTAGAAAAAAACATAATTAAAAAATACGGAAGTCTGCCTATCGCTCAAAATACTATAATTCATTATAGAAATAATACTAACACAGACGTGTTTATTACTAACGACACATACAATCTTATGTCAGCTGGTGATAAAGCAAACTATACAGCTATATCTGCTTATGATTTTGAAGTTGAAGTGAATGATAGAAAAAAGAATATTCTTGTCGTCTCACCAAATAATGTGGATGAAATGGATAGGCTTTTAGAAGAAAAGTTAAATGAGTAGTACATTAAACGTAACGCTTAATAACCCCAAAGCAGTTACAATAGACAAAATAGAGCTAGAGAAATTTGACAGCTCTAAAAAAATAGAAGTAAAACTACTAACTGCTTCTTTAATGTTAAGCAGTAGCATCCATTTTCCTACTATTTTCGGTAGAATGGTTATAGGTGATACCAATAATCTATTAGATAACGAAACATTCTCTTTTACTGGTGAAGAGTTTGTTAATATTACTATTAAGCAACCCGCGCAAAGTAATACTATAGCGCTGTCAGATTTTTCTTATAAATTTGTTGTTAATAAAGTAGATACAGAATTACAATCAGAAGATGCATCCGGTTCAGTATATAGAATCGAACTAGTTTCAGTCGATTTTTTTATTAATTCTGGTGCTATGAAGAGTAAAGGCTATTCTAATACTAATACTAATATTGTAAAAAATATATTAGAAAATGAGTTAAAGACTGAAATACCACTAGTTAACTTTGAAGAGACAGTAGGGCCCACACAATATGCTTTTGTAGAATCAAAACCATTTGAAAAAATCAATATGGTAACAAATCAAACTTTTTCTACTAGAGACTCAATTACTTCAACCTTTCTCTTTTATGAAAATTTTAAAGGTTATAATTTTGAATCATATGAAAATATAATTCAACGTAACTTAGAATCTAAAACTACACCTCGTAAATTCAGTTATAAAATGACCGTTAGTAATGATAGAGAAGCATATAACTCTATATTAAGTTATCTTAAACCCTATAGATTTAATATGCATTCTAGACTTGCCCATGGCTTTTACTCTACAAAAGTAATATCCTATAATCTGTTTGAAAAAAGAGCTGACGAACGTACTATTACTTTACCAAACGAAATAAAAGAAAATAGAAATAAATTAAATCCCAATCAAGACAGTAGAAGTACTAACGCGTTTGTTGATAAAGTGAAAGAATTAGGCAGCCTAACTTATCTAATACCCTACTCTCCTCCTAGTGCATATAGAGGTCCTGAGAGAGTAGATAACACTAACAGTGCTCTACTATACTCAAGTCCTTTTTCTATTTTACTAGATGAAAATACCATAGCAGTGCGCGTTAACGGTATATTAGATCAAAACGTAGGTGATTTAATAGAGCTTGAATTTCCAGATAGTTTAGCTACCACAAACGTACTAAAAAATATTGATAGAGATATATCGGGTAGATATATTATTAGCGAATTAACACATGAAATACAAAACACAGGTGGTGCGTTTGAAATTGAATCAAACGTTACATGTATTAAGGAAAGTACTTTACGTAAAACTACATACTATAATTCTCAATCAACTATCAATACTATAAAGATAAAAGCTTTAGAATGATAACGAAATTTATGGGCACTCAGGGATTTACCTGGTTTGTAGGAAGAGTAGAAGATAATAACGACCCCGACAAATTAGGAAGGGTAAAAGTGAGATGCTATGGCTACCATACTTCTGATATGAGTGACTTACCCACTCAAATTTTACCTTGGGCTACAGTACTACAACCTACTAATAGCGCCGGCACAAGAGGGGGAGGTGTCGCCCCTGTCGGTATTCAAATTGGTACAGAGGTAGTAGGTTTTTTTGCTGACAACTCAACCGCGCAATACCCTATAATATTTGGGGTATTAGGTGGAGTAAATAATACAGGTCCACAAGGCACATTAACTGATTCTGTATTAAGAGAAAGACTAAGTAATCCAGATCCTGGTGAGGTAGCTGCTACTTCAGTAACACCTGGCCAGCTTGGATTACTCACACCATCTCAATTTCAAGAATTAAAATCTACTCTCGGAAAAAGAGAATCAAATAGTAATTACTCAGCTGAAAATACTCTGGGGTATATTGGTAAATACCAGTTTGGTATTCCTGCATTGTATGAAGGTGGTTATGTTAATATTAGATCAGCGCCGGGAGGAAAGCAAAAAGAATACCTAAACAACCCCTCAAATTGGACTGGTAAGAACGGTATTAGTAATAAACAAGCTTGGTTTAATAACGGATCTGAGCAAGAGAGAGCATGTGACGAGTTTACTCAAAGAACATACTCACGGCTCATAAGAAATGGCACGTTGAATCCATCATCGCCGCCTAGAGTTGTTTCTGGTTATCTTGCCGTGGCTCACTTATTAGGTCCAACTGGAGCACTTAGATATAAGACAACAGGCTCTGGCGCTGATGCATATGGCGCTTCAGGTAATCAATACTTTAGAATTGGTTATAATTGTATAACAGATGATCAACCCAAGGTAACGTAATGGCCATAAATACCAGAGATCAAACAGCTCAAGAACTACCCGCTTCTTCTTTAAGCATTGGGATTACTGACGTTGAAGGTACAGCAGCGCAGAATCTCTATAACTATGAACAAGATACAAATAGATTAGCTCGGGGAGTAGCTGCTGGTACTGTTGTGGATGTAAAAGACTCCACAAGACTCAAAAACATACCTGTTGCTTCATCAATAGATACATGGGATGAGCCTTTATCACCATTCGGTGCTTCATATCCCCATAATAATGTATATCAAACTCCAAATGGATTAATACAAGAATTTGACGATACTCCAAATAATGAAAGATATCACCGTTATCATCCTTCAGGTTCTTATACTGAGACGGACGTAAACGGTACTGAAGTTCGTAAAATTGTAGGTGATAATTTCTATATTATAGAAAATAACGGATATATTTTTATAGGCGGCGAAGCAAATATTACTATTTCTGGTAAATGTAATATTATGGTTATGAATGATTGTAATCTTCAAGTCGATGGCAAACTAGACGCCGTTATTAAGAACGATATTAATCTAACCTCATCGGGTAGTTTTAATTTAAACGTCAAAGAGACTTTTAAAGTAAAAGCTGATAGTATGATTGTTGAGACTACTAAGTACAATCACAAAAATATCGGTGCAGCAGTTATTGAAACCGATACATTGGATACTAAAGTTGTGGGAGCACATACCGCAAAAGCTTCAACATATGGTTTAAAAACAGACGGGATCACTACTTTTAATGCAGGTAGTGAATTTCAAGTTACATCAAGTAAGTTAGCTGTACAGACAGATTTACATGTTAAGAATAGTGTTTTTGTCGAATCTGAAGTACATAGTCCTCTTTTCAAAGGAGTAGCTCGCTATGCTCAATATGCTGTAACCGCTGGTAGCGCACCGGAAGGCTCTGCAGTAGCTACAAACCCAAATAGAACTGCACCTACTATTAATAATGTAGTAGTTGCCGACCCTACCGCTGTATTGAGCACAGGGTTTATTATACCTGCGAATAGAGCAAATCCGGATCGTACCGGTAATCCTCCTATCGGTCAAAATACTAATAGAATTATTCGTGCTGGTGTTGAGAATGACGGCGGTACAAGATCTTCAACTCAACTGTATCCTGGCTACAATTCAAGCACACCTTATGTACCTCAGAGTAGTTTACAAGCACCACAAGGTATAGCGAGAGTTGCTCCCGACAATGTAACAAGTACATTCACCGACCAAACTAATTTTACTGGCGAAGAGCAACTTTCAAAATACGCTAAACTAAAAGATTTATCTACAAATGCGATTTTTGGACATAGAGTACGGGCTCAAGGCGGATTAACTGAGAGTCAAATTGTGGTCAACCTACAAAACGTTGCTGTTAATGTAATCGATAGATTAGCAGAAAAATACGGAAGAGGTTCTTTTATAATTACCTCAGGATTTAGACCAGAAGCTCAAGCAAGAGGCGGGCGGGGACTTAGTCAACACGGTTTAGGTCAAGCAGTCGATATTCAATTTCCTACACTCGCTACTAGCGAGTATGCAGCCAGAGCTCAAGAGCTATTAAGTGTAGTATCCTTTGATCAATTACTTCTAGAATACCAATCAACAGGTTCAGGTAGGCCTTGGATTCATATTTCATTTACCACTCAGGGAAATAGGCGTCAGTATTTTACCATGTTTAATCATCAACGAACAACACCGATACAGACAGCATAAATGTTAGTAGATATGTCAGGCGCGCAAGAGCGCGAACGTAGAATGGGAGAGCTTTTAAACCGACTAGGTTCTCTCGATGACAATAAAATTAAACAATTAGAAAAAATGGTTAACGCCCAGCAGTTGATTAATAATGCTAGCGATCCAACTAACTCACCTCTAGGTGCTCCTAACGACTCTTTACAAAAAGAGCTGTCTGCATCCCTGGCTGGTCGATCTGAAACGCTAAGACTTAATATGACTCAGATACTCGGTTTTACACCAACAGATAATGACGTCAAAGAAATATCCAGTATTCAAAGTTCTTTCGGTGGAAGTTTGTCAACCGCTGCATCTGTAGTAGCAAAAAATATTAATTCAATTGAAGGTGGAGTAAGTAGTTTTCTCCAAGCAGTAGATACCGGTATTACAGGAGGTATTGTTGCTGCTACTAATGCTGCAGGAGAACTTATAAGCAAAGCACAAAATGGAATTATTGCTGCTACTAAAGATCTACTTCCAGATACAAGTAGTATATTTCCTACAGGTACATTAAATCAATTAAAAGATGTTATTAATGACGCTAATAGTCTCACTGAAAGAGTGTCAAATATGATCTCCTCGCAGATTGAATCTACCATGAAAGAAGTGGACGGCATATTTAATAGTATTTCAGATGAAATAGCAGCTGCTACCAAGAGTATAGCTAACTCCAATATTATTAGCGATCAAGCAAAATCTTTTAAAAATGCTGTTAACAGCTTAGTAAACTCACCACCGACAAGTTCTATTTTACCTAACGCAGATAATCAACAGCCACCCATAGTCGTACTATTACCACCAACTGATGTAAGTAGCGCTCCCATAACGTTACCGAGACAGTAATAAATATTAGATAACCTAGGTAAAACAATGTCTGGTACCTTTCAATCACAAGTATATTATTCAGATATAGATACTAATCTAACTATTAATCCTATTTCTGAAGACGTAGGTAGAATAACGAATGAAAATGCCATTCGTAGATCTATCAGAAATTTGATTCTTACAGATTATTATGAGAGGCCTTTTAAGCCCGATATCGGGTCAAATATTCGTAAATTATTGTTTGAATTAATAACGCCAATTACTATCGAGTTGTTACAAAAAGGTATTAGTGACGTTATTAATAATTATGAGCCTCGTGCTAATTTAATAGATGTAATATGTACTCCTTACGAAGACAGTAATGCTATTGATGTAACTATTGTATTTTCTATAATAAATAGAGAAGACCCTATTACTATGCAGCTTTCCTTAGATCGGATTAGGTAATGTCAGATTTTTTACCGGTAAGTCAACTTGACTTTACCTCACTTAGAACTAGTTTAAAAGCCTACCTTCAAGGTCAAGATAGATTCAAAGACTATGACTTCGAAGGTTCAAACCTATCCGTATTGCTTGATATCTTAGCGTTTAATACCTATCAGAATGCATTCTACCTTAATATGATAGGTAATGAAATGTTTCTAGACTCCGCTACTTTGAGAGATTCTGTAGTCTCGCATGCTAAAGAGCTTAACTATTTGCCACGATCGTTTACATCGTCCGCAGCAACAGTTCGCGTTAATGTAGCAGTTACCAATAATGCAGTATATAATATAACCGTACCTCAAGGTTATAAATTTACTACAGCTACAGCTAATAAAAATTTTACATTCTCTACTCCCTCCCCTACAGTAATTACAAGAAATTCTAATAATGAATTTATAAAGGATATTATTGTATATGAAGGGTTTTTAATTTCAGAGAAGTACGTGGTCAATACTAGTATTGAAAATCAACGCTTTGTACTCTCAAATCCTAAAGTAGATACCGATAGTGTTGAAGTGTTCGTAAGTCCTGATGCTAATACTTCTACGAATACTGAATATACTTTTACTACTAGTATATTTGGGTTAAATGCAAATTCAACTGTATATTTTATTCAAGCTGCTGAAAGTGAAAAATACGAGGTAAAATTTGGTGATGGTATCATTAGTAAAAAGCCTACTAATGGTAACCTTATAAGAGTTGATTATCGTATTAGTTCTGGCTCAGACGCTAATGGGCTTAACTCCTTTACGCCTCAAGGAACTATAAGTGGTTACAGTGTAGCCGCTAGTACTATATCAGCCGCATCAGGGGGTGCAAATAACGAAAGTCTTCAATCTATCAAAGATAATGCAACAAGATTTTTTCAAACTCAAGATAGATTAGTTACTAAAGAAGATTACAGAGCATTAATAATTGCTAACTTTCCAGAAGTTAAAGCAATTAGTGTATACGGTGGTGAAGATATACCAGTAACACCTCAATACGGTAAAGTTGCTATTTCATGTGCTACTCAATCTGGAGACTTACTAACAATAACTTCAAAAGATAGAATTCTTGATTTTGTCAAGACAAGGTCGCCCCTATCCATTAATCCTATAATTATTGATCCAGAATTTCTTGATCTGGTAATTACCACCAATGTAAATTATAATGTTAACCAAACTACCCTAACCACAAATCAAATTTCTGATCTTACGGCAAATGCTATTTCCTCGTATAATAATAGCAGTTTAACAGATTTTAATAAGACGTTTAGATTTTCCAAGCTTGTTAGTAACATTAACTCATCTCATCCTAGTATTGTAGGTAATGAGACGAGCGTTAATATGATCAAGACAATCGTACCGCTTCTTAATGAGAACTTTACTTTTACTATCGATTTCGGAAACGAGATTCTTAGAGATGACTTAAATATTTCTAGACCCTTAACAAACGAGTTCACAGTATACTCAAGTGAAATTACTTTTAATTCAAGAAAAGCATTTTTTGGTGAAGATGGTGCGGGTAATATCTTTATTTACGAAAGTAGCGGTACGAGTAGAAATGTACTAAAACTTAGAGCCGGTACAGTAGATTATAAAAATGGTACTGTTACGGTAAGTGACGTTATTCTTAATGATTATTCTGGAGCAGGTATCTCGTTCTATGCTATACCTACTAAACAGGATATCACCGCTAAAAGAAATACTATTATAAGAATAAACAATCAGTTAAATAATATTTCTGTTACTGCAGTTAAAGAATAATGAAATCTATTGAAAAAAATATATCTCAATTTATAGAAGCACAGTTCCCTGCCCTTTATAGGGAAGAGGGTCCAATTCTCATTGATTTTATAAAAGCGTATTTTGAGTGGCTAGAAGATACAAATAATGTAACTTATAAAGCAAGACGTCTATTTGATTATAGAGATATTGACTCTACATTAGATGAATATGTTGTATATTTTAAAAACAAATATGCAAAAGATATTCCTTTAGAGATTAAAGCTAATAAAAAGCTCTTTATTAAAAACATTCAAGATCTTTACAAGTCAAAGGGTTCAGAAAGAAGCTTCGAAATATTTTTCAGAACATTATATAATAAAGACGTAAAGATTTATTACCCCGGTGATGATATTCTACGAGTATCTGATGGTGATTGGTTCGAAGGTAAGTATATTGAAATTACAAGCTTTGTACCTAATATTCAAGATTATATCGGTAGAAAAATTATTGGTGTTAATAGTGGTGCGGAGGCAGCTGTTGAGAATTATTTTCAAAGGATTGCTAATAGAAAGGTAGTAGACGTACTTCAGATTACCAACCTTAACGGTATTTTTGATTATAAAGAGCCTATTAAATTATCTACAGCAAATACAATTGTAGGAGTTTCTTTACCATCTACAGTAGGTTCATTATCAGCCGTTGGTTTAATTGACGGCGGGGCTAATTTTGATGTAGGTGATATTCTTGATATTGATGGTAAAGGTGATAAAGGTAAAGCTAAAGTTACTGCGGTAACTCAGCTATTAGGTAAAGTAAATTTTAATCTAATACAAGGTGGTTCGGGTTACTCTTTGAACGCTCTTTCAACGGTATTCCCACAAGTTCAATTAGAATATGCATCAAATACGGGTAACTTACAGGTAGATCAATTAATATACACTACTAATACTTCAGGTAGTATGATAGCTAATGGTATTATTACCGCAGTTAATTCTTCAGTAGTTACATTAAAGCAATTTACTTCAGGTTTTGCAACAGGTAATAATTTTTATACAGCGTTAAAAGTCATTGTCGAGCCATCAAGCGGATCTTTTACAAACGGTGAATTTGTCTTTCAAGCCAACAGTACATCCAATGTAGCGGTAGGTGTAATCGTAGGTATAGTTCCTAACATTGGAAATACAGCATATTTTATAGGAAATGTCACAGGCTCGTTTGTTCAGTCTGTTTATGCAAATACTGGTAATACATTTGTACTTACAGGTAATAGCTCATCAGCGCAGGGGTTTATTTACGAAATAGGTGGTGGTAGTAATACAGGATCAGCTAGTGTTGCAAACGTTGTAGGTGGTGGGTCAGATGCTACATTTAGAGTAGGTGATATTTTAGATAAAGAAATATTAACTATTAATACTGATAATATTAGAGATAATCTAAAAACAAAACTAATACTATTTAATGAATCTAGTAACGCTATAGGAACTGTTTCTGTTACTAGTGGCGCTAATACAGTTATAGGTGTAGGTACAGCTTTTACGACAACTTTTGTTGTGGGGGATTATATACAGGTTAGTAACACAACCGCCAAACACATTAAAGAAATAACTTTAATATCTAATAATACTCAACTTCAGGTCTCTAATAATTTTGCTAACACTCAAGCTACAGTACCATATTATGCCGATATATCAAATTATAGTTTTGAAAAGCAAGTATCAGCTGGTGGGGAGAGGATTGGTACTATCTTAGCTAATGCGTTAACGTATGTGGAACTGGAGGTGGGTACTATTGCTTATCTAGCAGGTATTAACCCTGGCACTGGATACTCATTAGATCCATACGCTAGTGTTACTGAATCTATAGTAGCAGCATTAGAAGAACCAGGAGTAGGTGGACGATATAAAGGGGCAGATGCTATTGTATTAGCGGATGCAGGTATTGCTAATGGAATAGCTATAGGCGTCGGTATAATAGATAGTGGTATTGGTTATGAGCCTGGAGAGCGAGTTTCTTTAACTAAACCAGACTCACCCTTTCAAATAACAGGTACAGCTATTGTTAAAACATCAGGTATACAAGAAGGCTACTGGCGTTCTACCAGAGGATTTTTAGATTCAGATAAGTTTATTCAAGATAGTAAGTATTATCAAGAATATTCATACGAAGTTCAAACCCCAGTTAACTTCGAAGATTATAAAGATGTTGTGAAGAGTCTGATACATACTGCTGGCACAGAGCTGTTCGGTAAATTTTCTATCATAGACGATAGCATCCCCACACCGGTAGAATTCGGCGAAAGTCGTATCGTACAAGCATAAATATTCTAGATTTTCTTAGGAAAAAAGATGACAGGTGTTCTAACTAAAAAATTAGATGTAGATGTTGCAAATCGTTTTATTGATGATGTAAAATCAACAAATAATAATTTTTATGTTTTTGTAGGGCGCTCAACTCCTTGGGCTAATGATAGCGCTCCACCTGCAGCTAACCTAGCTGTTACTTTTTATGATCATGAAGTATATGATAATATTTTATACGGTAAGAAAGTAACCAATACAGATATTATTCCAGCCATAAGACGTGTAGACTGGACGAATAATGCTCTTTATTACGAATACGATAAAGATTCCGCTAACTTATATTCAAATAATTATAATTTCTTCGTATATAATACTAGTGCATCCGTACAAGCAGTTTTCAAAGTCATAGAAGCAGGTTCAGGTAATTCAGTAGTAGCACCTTCTATTATTTCCACATCACCTTTTAAAACTTCAGACGGATATATCTGGAAGTATATGTATTCTGTCTCCAATACCGACCTAAACAAGTTTGGCTCAAATAATTATTTACCACTTACTCCAAATAGTACCATTGTAAATTCAGCTGTTGCAGGTGGTATAGATGCCATTAAAGTAACTACTGGGGGTTCAGGTTGGATAACTTTTAATACTGGTATCTTACAGAGTGTAATAAATGCGTCTGCAGTAGTACTATCTAGTAATGCGTCTTCAAATAATGATTTCTATGTGAATTCAGCAATTTACTTTAAAAGCGGGTTAGGTTCAGGTCAAATAAGAAGAGTAACTGATTATGACGGGGTATCAAGGGTCTTATTCGTTGATGAAGCACTAGATATTAAAACGAACCTTACCCTTGCTAACGTTACAGGCTCTTTTGTAATAAACGATACTCTTACTCAAAATTTAGTAGCGCTATCTATCACTTCACAATCAGGTTATATTCAACCAGGCGACACTATTACTCAAAGTAATACCGGTGCTACTGCTACTATAGTAACTGCAAACACTACTTATTTAAGAGTTAAACCGCTATCATCAACTGAGTTTAATAATAATCTTGCAATTGATGCTGGGCGAGGCACTACAATTGGTAACAGTACAGTTACTACAAGTAATACTACAAATACTGTGACTGCAGCAGCTAACGCTCTATTTACTACATTTTATACAACAGGTGACTATATAAAAGTAGGATCTTTCTTCCACCGCGTAACTGCTGTAGCTAACAATACACAACTAACAGTTGCGGGACCTTTCGGAGCCACATACGTTGCAAACGCACATTATAAAGTAAACTCAGCCGCTACAGTTGAAAGTATTACTAATATATCAGCTTCAGGTAATGTTGTTTTTTCTGATACTAATAGCTCTATAATTGCTATAGGTAACGTAGTAGGTAGTTATCTTCTTGGAGAAATTTTAACACAAAGTAGCTCATCAACTAACGGGGTTATTTCGTTTGCAAATAGTAGTACTCTTATTCTTTCAAGTATTACCGGTTCAGGATTTGTTTCTAACGCAAATGTTGTAGGCGTCACATCTAACACGTCAGCTAATGCCGTTTCAGTAGCAAGCAATCCTACAGTAACGCTCTCTAATACCTCTGGTAATTTTATATACGGCGCTGAAATTACTAGTACGTCTGGTGGTACAGCCAAAGTCACATCTCTCTCTCTTCTACCTAACGAACAAACAGAGTATATTGTATCTCCTAAAGTAACTATTACAGGTGACGGAATAAATGCAGCTGCATATAGTCTAGTAAATACTACTACTACGGCTATAAGTTCAATCGTAGTATTTGATCAGGGAAGTAACTATACATCAGCTAATGCAACTATAAGTGCTAATCCCTCTTATGGTGCAAATGCTACCCTCAGGCCATTAATAAGTCCTGTACTAGGTCATGGTAGTAACGCAGCTTTTGAATTAGGAGCGTCTTTTGTTAGTATTGCAGTTACTTTTGCAAACAGTACTAATGAAAGTTATAACTTACCAGGTTACGGTGAATTTAGAACAGTAGGTTTAATTAAAGATCCTTTGTTCGATAATGTATTTTTAACATTAAGTGATTACGATAGAGTAAAAATATCACTTACTGGGGCAAATACCTTTACTGTTGGTAATGTACTTCAGCAAGCTAACCTTGCTACCGGTATTGTTGTATATTCTAATACTAGTCATGTGGAATTAAGTAGCGTTAATGGTACATTTGATAAAAACAGTGCCAATTTAACTATTCAAGATATTATTACTGAAATGACATCAACTATAGCAAATGTTGTAACAAGTGAATTTACTGCACCAGGTATAGCCTATCAACAAACAACCGGTGCTGTAGGTAACATAGTATCAGCCAACACAACAACGCTTAGGTTGTCCAATGTTCAAGGTACTTTTGTAAGTGGTATTACTTTATATCAAACAACATCTAATGCTTATGCGAATGTGACCGCTATTAAGACTGCTAACAATATAAAAACTCTCACTTTTGATTATTTTAATCAATTAACAAGAGCGTCGCTTTCTGATGTAACTGGTAATTTTACAGTAGATGAAGCAATCGAAGTACGTACACCAATTGGCACTGTTATTTCATCAGCAACCGTTTATGATACTAGTAGCGATATAGATTTAAATATATCAGGAAATACAATAGCTTTTACTTTATTTGAACGTATTGACTACGGATCTTCAGCTAACGGCGTACTAATAGGTGCAAACAGCTCCTACTTAAAATTAACTAACGTAAAAGGTAGTTTTTTAAGCGGAACAACAGTTACTGGTAGTACATCGAGTGCTAACGCAACAGTTAATAGTATTAAAAAGGTTCTTGTATTAGCCAACCCTGACGGTGTTTTGTCCGAGAGTACTAATAATGTTATAATAGGTCTAACATCAAACGCTCAAGGATACTCTAGTAATCCCAATACTATAGTTAAACCAATGCTAGTTCGTGATACGGGATCTGTACTATATATAGAGAATATATCCCCTGTTACTCGCAGTGATACGAGTAGAGAATCTGTTAATCTTGTAATAAAGTTCTAGACCTTAGAGGGTACTGATGCCTTTAGAAACTAATCTCAACACACCTCCTTATTATGACGACTTTGATGCAAATAATAATTTTTATAGGGTGTTGTTTAGACCTTCAACTGCTGTACAGGCGCGCGAACTAACTCAACTTCAAACTATCTTACAAGATCAGGTAGAGAAGTTTGGTAGACATATCTTCATTGAAGGATCTATCATCGAAGGATGCGCTATTAGATTCGATGATTCATTAGATTATATCAAGATACAAGATAATTATAGTAATGGTGTTGCTATTACTAACATTACCGACTTCTTAGGTAAAACAGTACGTTCCTCTAATACTACTCTAGAAGCTATCATTACTAACGTAGTAACAGGGTTTGAGGCTTCCGCACCTGATCTTAACACCTTATACATTAAGTATTTAAATTCCGGTACATACGCTAACGGCACTACACAGAAGAAGTTTGATGCAACTCAAGCTGTCGAAATTCGTACTATAGCAAATACTTTATTTGGTAACGTGACAATTGCAAACAGCTCTGTCAATGCAGTAGGTGTAGGTTATTCAGTAGGTGTTTCTGACGGCGTTGTATTTCAAAAAGGATTCTTTATTAGGGTAGTATCACAAGATGTTATCGTTACAAAGTATAATAATCAGCCAAATGGTGTCTCGGTTGGATTTAAAACTACTGAATCAATTATAACAGCCGATGAAGACGGAGATCTTCTTGATAATGCATTAGGCGCGCCCAACTATAATGCACCTGGTGCAAATAGATTAAAACTAACAGCAAATCTTGTTGTTAGAGCTACCGACAATACTAGCGTCAACTCATCTACTTCTAATACTACCAGCTTCTTTTCTATTGTAGATTTTGAAGCAGGGTTACCAGCTATTGTTCGTACCGATCCTCAATATGCTTCACTTGGCAGGCAGCTAGCTAAGCGTACATACGAAGAGAGTGGTAATTATATCATTGATCCGTTTGAATTATCCGTAGAAGCAAATACTTCCAATTATACTCACCATAACTTAACCATCGATAAAGGTTTAGGTTACGTTCAAGGATATAGAGTAGAGCTTACTAATAAGAGAAACCTACCAATAAAGAAGGGTACTGATACTGAACTAGCAGATGACCAAGTAGTAGGAGCCGGATATGGCAATTACGTGCTTGTTAATGAATACGTAGGCGTTTTTGACACGGAAAGTCTAGTAAAGGTCAATCTCTGTAATGCAACTGCTACCGCTATTACAAGTGGTACATATTCAAGTACAACTCTTCCTGCTAATACATTAGGTACAGCATATATTCGTTCTATCATATATGATTCAGGCACACCAGGTCTTGCTACTGCTCAATATAAGATGTACCTCTACAATATTAATATGGCGAATAACTATAACTTCAAAGACGTAAGAAGTGTTGTAGTTCAGCATGCCTCTGCAAATGGATTAGCTGATGTTGTACTATCAGGAGGTAATGCCACTCTTGTTGATAATAATCTAGAAGCGCTAGTATTCCCTACAGGTAGTGCTGCATTAGTAAACACATCGAATAGAACATATACGGCCAGACAATCCAAGCAAGTAACTTTTACTAATGGAGTAGCAAGCTTCGGTCCAGACGGTACTAATACTGTATTTACAGATACAGGTAGTCCTATTTCCACCGCTCAAGAAGATAATTTCATTATCATTCCTGTATCAAATACTAGTGCACCCGGTATTAGTAAAGGTAGACCAATTAGTCTAAAAACCAGTACCGCTAATGGTATCGTAACTGCTGCTACTGCTAACATTAATATCGGTTTCGCTAATACATTCAATGCCGAGGTATTTTATAATGTAACTAGACAGAACTCAGCCCCATCCTCTAAGTTGGTAAGTAAAAATATTCTAGTAGGTATCAGAGCCAACACGCACTATGCTACTACTACAGGCCCCTGGTCACTAGGAGTTCCAGACGTTTATAAGTTACGTGCAGTTTATCAAGGCACTACATTATCAAATACTAATACTAATAATGCAAGTAAGTTTATTCTTGATAGCGGACAGCGTGATGCTTTCTACGGGCATTCCTACCTTAAAATTAAACCTGGCAGCGGTCATACTGTAGGCACTGACGATTACCTATTAGTTGAATTTGACTGCTTTAGAGCAGATACTTCTACTGGTAATGGTTACTTTACAGTTGATTCTTATTCTATTGATGACGCAAATACTGCTAACTCTACAGCCGTTACCACAGCAGATATTCCTGTTTATACGTTCCTAAATGGTAATAAAATTAATTTAAGAGATGCTATTGATTATAGACCACAGCTCTCAAATACAGCCAATGCAATTGCTACTTCTAACACAACAGCTACTATAAATCCTGCCAATTCAGACACCTTCAGTGCTTCTATAATTACAGTACCTACACCTGATTCTACTATTCAGTTAGATTTAAATTTTTATCTTGGACGTGTAGACAAGGTAGTTATTTCACCAGAGGGTAAAGCTACCATTATAAATGGTATTCCAAGTCTATCACCAAAAGCGCCTAAGGATCAAGATGGTGCTATGACTTTAGGTATTGTAAATATACCCCCTTTTCCTTCTCTTACACAAGGGCAGTCAAAGACTTATAATAGATTCGATTATCTAATTACAACATCACTACTTCAGCAACGTAGATATACTATGCGTGATGTTGGGGTATTAGAGCAGAGAATTATGAATCTAGAATACTACACGTTACTATCTGCTTTAGAGGTAGACACGCAGAATCTTTTAATCACTGACACAGCTGGTAACAATAGATTTAAAAATGGTATTTTTGTTGACTCGTTCAATGATTTCAAGATTAGTGAAACAACGAGTCCAGAATTTAAAGCGTCACTTGATACTCAAAGAGGTATTTTAAGACCTAAGTTTGAATCTAATTATATACCATTAAATGAAAAGACCCTAACTAACGTTACCAGGTACGGTAAGAATATTACCTTAACCCATACTAGCACTCCGTTTATTACTCAGCCTTTCGCAGCTAAGTCAAGAAATTGCGCTGAGTCCCTAGTATATGTTTGGAAAGGTAATATCTCTCTCACACCAGATGGCGATAATATTCCTGATACTAAGCAAGGCCCAGATATTAATCTTGATGTAGATCTAGCTGCACCTATTCTAGCATTAGCTAATGCCGGGTACTTTGGTACTATCTTCGGTAACTGGAATACTGTTAATACAAGTACATCCAATACTACTACTAGTTCTTTCGCGCAAGGTTTTGTTACTACAACTGCTACTACAACAGTTAGTACCAATCAGGTAAGAGAAGTAATCAACAGCTCTTTTAATACTTCGAGGCAAACATTTAGTTATGGTCAAGTAGTTCAAGATGTTTCCGTTCAGCCATTTTTAAGGCAGCGTAGAGTAACATTTACTGCTATCGGTCTCAAGCCAAGTACTATTTTTTATCCATTCTTTGATGATACAAATATTTCAAACCACTGCAAAACTTCTAACTCATCTTTACAAGATGTAGGAGAACTAGGCAGTACTCTTACATCTGATAGCGTAGGCACTCTATACGGTGTTTTTTATATTCCCGCCAATACATTTAAGGCAGGTGATAGAGTATTTAAGTTAGTAGATATTGATAATTTAATAACCGGCTCAGATACTATCTCATCTTTTGCTACCACTACGTATACAGGTAGTAATATATCAATTACAAAAGCCAATATCGGCGCTAATATAACTAATCCTATCATTACTCAGACGAGAAGTGAACAACAACAAACACTAACAGCCGTCTCGACTCAAACTAGCGTTGATTGGATTCCTATCGAGAATGATGGCGGGCGCGATGACCCTATCGCGCAGACCTTCCTTGTTGATGAGGGTAATAATATAGCAGGTATCTTTATATCTGCGATTGACTTATATTTTCAGCAGAAGCATTCATCGCTTGGAATAACAGTAGAACTCCGCGAAGTGGATGAAGCTACCGGATTTCCAACTCCTAGAATATTACCATATGGCACCAAGTCACTAGCTGTAGGAAGCATTAACACAAGCTCTGATGCTTCTTTAGCAACTACTGTTACTTTCGATACCCCCGTATTTGTAGAGAACAATAAGCAATATTGCTTTGTAGTAAAACCAGATGGCAATAACACAGATACAAAGATCTGGGTTTCAATTATTGGTGGTACAGACATTACAACAAACGCCCCAATCTATAAAAATCATGGGATGGGCGATCTTTTAATATCTTCCACAGATAGACTCTGGACTCCGTTTACCAAAGAAGATATAAAGTGTGTTATCTATAGAGCACAATTCAGCTCTTCGACAGGTTCAATCGCTTATAAATCTGCTAATACAGAATTCTTGTCAGCAAATAACTTCAAGAGTACTTTCTTGGATGGCGAGACAGTATTTGTTTCTAATGCTGTAGTTACAGTTACTTCAGGGGCCACTGTTAACGCTTCACTATCAAATTCAATTATAGTAAGTACTGTTAATGCACAATCAGCATTTAGTGTCGGTGAAACGATTTACATTTCTTCAAACACGCAAACCATAACTGATACCGCTACAATTACCGCCTTACCAAACACCACTAATATTAGAGTAAGTGCAAATATCTCTTTTGTTGATAATAATGGTACTATTGGTAAGCTAGCAGGTAATGGTGCGTTTACTGGCCTTGTAGAGTACGTAAATACAGATACAAACGATTTGTATATAACAAATTCTACAGCTAACTCTACAGTTAATTTTAATACCGGTAACACACAAACTCTTATTATTGGTAAATCAAGTAGAGCGCGTGCTAACTTAGTCAGCGTAGATAATGTTACGTACAGTGTTGTAGTGCCGCAATTCTCTATTTCAAGACCCCCTGGTACTTTTGTTGAGTTTACTTTAAATGGTACTCCTTTAAATAGCTTTACTAGAGAGTCATTAGATACACCTGTGCAAAATGATATTGAACTTGAATTAGTTGATTTTGAACGCAGAGTACTCTCGAGATCTAATGAGATAACTAGTGCATCTGGTAATAACTCTGTAGAATTAGTAGCAAGTATTGTTACTCTTGATAATAGAATTTCTCCAGTGTTTGGTGATCTTAAGAAAAATCTTCTAGTAATTAAGAATGATATTTCAACTGGTAATACTCTTATTGCTAATAACGAAACATTCCCTGGTGGTAACACACACGTCACAAGTAAGTATATTAGTAGAAAAGTAGTACTGGCAGAAGGTCAAGACGCAGAAGATCTTGAAGTATATCTTACAGCTAGTAAGCCTGCAAATACAGAAATTTACGTATATGCTAAGGTATTAGGTGCTGAAGATTCAGAATCTTTCGATGACAAGTATTGGTCATTGATGGAGCAAGTTACCGATTCAAGTACTGTAACTAGTAAGGTATCTACTAATGAAAATACTGAGTTTAGATATAGACTACCCGCCAACACAGCAGCTAATATCGCTAATGTGAAGACTGCCAGTAGAAACTCTAATAACTCTAATATTATTAGATACCATACATTAGCGGGTGCACCAGTTGATAACTTCAAAAACTTTGCTATCAAGATCGTAATGACTTCGGATGGCACTCATTTAATTCCGCGCATCTCAGATATGCGTGCTATTGCATTGCAGATTTAAAATGTATATAAAAGTTCAAGACCGTAGAGACGTTGTTCGCGATAGTACGTCAAAAGCTGTACTAAATATCGATAATGACGGGCTTGTTGCGTATAAAGCTCGTAGAGATAGAGAACGTACTTTGGATAATATGATAGCTGAAGTAAACGATCTTAGAAACGATGTTAGTGAAATTAAGCAATTACTTAGAAAGTTTCTAGAGAGCAAATAATGACAATACCTGTAGCTAACTTAGACATTACTTCTGATACCTTTGGTACATGGGTAGCTAAGACTAATTCTCTTGCACATATAACAACTAATCATGCTGTAACGGTAGATGGTACTGCAACTGGTAATAGCTCCACTGGTAACGGTACAGTTATAGGTAGATTTGGCGCTAATACTTTGTTTGCTACAACGGAGATAAGAGGCGGTAACGTAGCTACCTCTGATACGCTTACTATCTCATCTAACCTATCTGTAACCAATACAGCAACTATTTCCGGTGCTACCGTTTTATCAAATACGCTAACAACAACGGGTTTGACTACTCTTAACGGTGGTATGAACACAACAACGGCTAACTCCACTACAGCTGTTAATGTTGGTGCTAATGTAAGTATTAATACTGCCGCATTTAAGGTAGGCAATAGCACGGTTAACACCGTTATTAGTTCTTCAAGCATCGATACTGATGGTAGTCTAGCTGTTCTTAACACTGTTTCATTTGCAAACACTTTAACCGTTACCGGTCTTACAGCACTTAATGGTGGTATTAATACTACCACTGCTAATGCTTCAGTTGCACTAAATGTAGGGGCTGATTTAATAGCTAATACCACTGCGTTTTTTGTCGGTAATAGTACAGTTAATTCAGTAATTACTTCTGCTGGAATAACTTTAAGTAATTCCATTACAACTTCTGGTTTAGCTAACCTTAACGGTGGTATGAACACTACTACAGCTAATGCGACATTAGTTAATGTTGGTGCTAATTTATCGATTAATACTACTGCTATCTCTATTACTAATGCTACGAGCGGTGTAACGGCTAACCTATCCGCCAATGCTATTATGATTGGTAACACCTACTCAAACGCTACACATATCCGTGCCGATAACGGTTATATTTCAGGTAGTTTAACAGTAGACGGTACTTTTACAATATCAGCACAGCTTGACGCAGCTGGTAGTATCGTACCCACAGTATCAAACACATACGCGTTAGGTAATACAACTAGTAAATTTAATAATGTATATTCGTTCGAATTAATTACTAACAAAGTTACCACAAGTAATACCATTACTGTTGGTAGTAACGTAACTATTAATACGGGTTTTCTATCTATTGGTAATAGTACTGTAAATACAACAGTTAATTCTTCTGTATTTTCAGGCACTAGTAATAATGCTTCTTATCTCGGTGGTCAGCTACCATCTTATTACGTAGACGCCACTAATTTAACCGGCACTATTGACACTGCCAGATTGCCCGCTACTGCTACTATTACAACAGCTCTTAACGTAGGTAGTAATGTTAGTGTTAATACTACTTCGTTCAAAGTAGGCAATAGTACGGTTAATACCACTATTAGCGCTACTAGCATAGATACAGATGGTTCCTTAGCCGTGCTCAATACTGTATCATTCTCTAATACATTTGGGGTTAGCGGCTTATCTACTTTAAGTGGTGGAATGAATACCACTACTGCTAATGCTTCCGTAGCTATAAATGTAGGTGCAAATGTAAGTATATCTCCAAGTAGCATTTCAGTAGGAAACTCAACCCAAAACTCTTCTATTTCTGCCACTGGCGTTGGTATAACTGGTTTAGCTAACCTTAACGGTGGTATGAATACCACTACCGCGAATGCTACAAGTATTAATGTGGGAGCCAATGTTACCCTAACTACAGCTCAAATAAAGGTGGGCAATACAGCCGCTAATGTAACTATTTCTAATAATGAAATAAACGTTAACGGAGCAACTATCAATAGTACTTCTTATTCTGGTAGAGCAAATACTGCTAATACTTTAACGACTAGTAGAACATTCTCTATTACAGGTACGGACGTTACTGCTACTGGTATTTCTTTTAACGGCTCTGGCGATGTAGCTCTTTCAGCTTTATTATCTAGCACTGGTGTTAGTGCAGGTCAATATACGAAAGTAACTGTCGACACTAAAGGTCGTGTAACTGGTGGAGCCTTTATTTCTAGCGGTGATGTAACATCCGCTCTGGGCTATACTCCTGCTAGTATTACTGGTGATAATATTACTGGTACGTTTAACTTTGGCACTTCTACCGATAATACTGCTATTAATTCTACTAGTATCGGTATAGGTAATAGTACGGTTAGATCTACTGTTAACTCCACTGTATTTACAGGAACTAGTAATAATGCTTCTTACCTCGGTGGACAGCTGCCTGCTTATTATACAAATGCAACCAATCTAGCTACCGGTACTGTTCCTACCGCAAGATTAGGCTCTGGTACAGCTAGCTCAACTACTTTTTTACGTGGTGATCAGAGCTTTCAAACAGCCGTTACATCCGTAACAGGGGGTAGTGGTCTAACCGGTACAGTAACTACTTCTGGCTCACTATCAGTACTAGCCAACTCTGGTATTGTTGCTAACGCAACCGGGGTACATGTAAACACTGCCTTTATTGCTGGAGTAACAGTAACAAATGCAACTAATGCCACGAATGCAACTAATGCTACTAATCTTAATGGACAGGCAGCTAGCTTTTACCGAAACGCCGATAACATAAACGCTGGTACTTTTAGTGCGTCTAGAATGAGTGTACAGAACGTTGACGTATTTGTAGGATTTAATCATGGTACTGGGTCTACTCTGACTAATACGCATATTCAAACTAGCGGCGCTACGTTACAACTAGTTAGGACCTATCAATATGGACCCCCGCCACAGGGATGCTTCACTCCTGATGCTCTCGTTACCATGTGGGATGGTAGCTTCAAGCGTATAGATGAAATTCTTGTAGGTGACAGAGTACTGGGCGGGTTTGGCCATATTAATACAGTACTCGGTTACCACAAGGTAGCTATGGGTAGTAATCCAATAATGGCGGTTATTAATGGTAAACATTATACATCTCTAGGTCACAAGCACTGGACAACTAATGGATGGGCTGCTATTGATATTGACTCTGCAGATACTCCTGGCTACGTTGAAATCGTCATCGATAATAATAACAATACAGGTGTAAAATATAATACTAAGTTCATAAACGGTACCATTACTACTAAGCTTGCACTAGGTATGACTATCGTTACTCAGAATGGATACGAAGAAGTCACGTCTATCGATATTAATGATACGTTCAAATCAGATGATCTAGTTTACTCCCTAGTAACTGATGGCTCTCACTCACACTTCTGTAATGACTTCTTAGTAAGTGCTTGGGCTACTGACAAAGACTTTGATTATACTACGTGGACTAAAAAATAAATCACATTTGAGATATAGCTATGATTGTTAGAATGCCTGATTTTTTATCTCCTTCTCAGTGTAGAGAAATAGTAGGTATAGCAAATACTAAAGGTTTTAAAAGAGCTGGTGTGCGTAGCGATTCCGGCTCTACGTACTATGAACCTGCGCATAGGGGAGGTGCGGTATGCTTTTTAAAGCAGGCAGATATACCGAATGATCTATATAATCATATAAAAAATAATATAGATACATTAAATAATGATAATTTTCAAGCTAATATTGAATCTTTCGATATTCAAGTAGCCAGGTATAAAGCTGGTGAACAAGGGTTCGGATGGCATTCAGATGACCCATTATATCCTGATGGAAATACTATATGGAGTGGTAGAAAGTTAACACTCACCATTGAACTATCAGAATCGCAGTACTATGAAGGAGGGTTGCTTGAAATAGATCCTACCTTAAAACGTAGCGAACATATTGCACCAGTAATGCTCAGTAATCCTATTGAGGAAGATGAAAATACGCTAGTTATTCACGTTCCGTATATGATACCTGGGGCTTCCGTTGAAGAACTTATAGAGTTATCAAAATCACATCAAT